TAGAGATACCTTTATTAGCCATTTCAGCGGCAGAGGATTTTACGCCACCGAGAGTAGCTTGTTGAGACATTAATTTTCGTCTTAAAGGACCATCTTTTATAGAGTCGATGGTTTTAGCAGTTTCAGCTTCAGTTTTCTGAGTAGTTGCGATTGCTTGGGCAGATTGAGAGCCTTGAAGGGCAATTGCAGATTGAGATTGAGCCTGAGCAGTATCAGCTTGCTGCCTTTGAGATTGAGCAGCAGAAATACCAGTGAAAGCAGCGAGAGCAGTAGAGCCAAGGGCGGAGGCAGAAGCAGCCCCTACTTGAGGAGCGGTGGTATTAGGAACGGAAGAACCACCTTGTTGGTAAGCAAGTATGGGATTAAGACCAGCTTTTTTCATGTCATCCATAGCTCTTTGGTAGGCAGAGTTAGACATGCGTTCTTGCCAGTCTCGATTCATTTGATCGAGTTGAAGATTTTGTTTATTAGCGGCATCCTGAGCGGCTTTGTCAGAGAGACCGGGTACGACATCGTTTAGGATTCCGAGTCCGTTACCCCCGGAGAGCAGTGAGCCTGCGCCGGGGATTTTGGAAAGAATGCCATTTTTAGAGAAGAGTCCCATTTTTTACTCCTTAGAAGTGATCGATCATTCCAGGAACAGAATACATAGGCATAGGACGTACACAGTCCAAGTCAAAGTAAGCGTCGAGGATAAGATGAGGTTCAGTGGTTACCGCAAGGACGCGGGACATAGGAGGATTTTCCTTAAAGAAGTCAGAGTTAAGAGCAGGAACTGAGGCGAAGTCTTGAGCTAGGTGCCATAGATCGAGAGAGCTAGGGTCATTAGAGCGGAATTTTCCAGTTACAAGGTTTGGTTTATATTTATATTCCGCGAATCGTTCTTGATAGCCGAAAACGAGTTCATCGTTTGCAGAGCCATCGGCGTAGATTTCTTTATTTAGAACAGCTTGTTCACCGAGATGAGAAAGTGCAGGCCAGTAGAAGTCAAATCTAGTTTGACGAGACCACATTTTATTAAGACCTTGTTGATAGTTAAGGTCAGCACGTACAGAAGCTATACCAATTATATAGCCATGCTCAGAAAAGGATTGTGTGAAGCCATTACCTTTTAGAGAGACGGTACCGATACCAGTAAGATCGCCTTGGTTGGCAGAAGTTGTATCAGAAGTGTTTGCGACAGGGGTGATACCGATACGAGAAGAAGAGCCACCAAGATACTCAGGACGTTGAAGTCGAGAGTCCGGAGAAGTGACACCAAAGTGAGAACGAAGTATTTCAGTATAGCGAGTACCAGAACGAGCGTCTCTTTCATATAGCCTTTGAATTTGGAAAGCCTCACGAAGTTCATTAATAGTTGAAGCAGTGGCAGAAGAGAGATCGGCATAAAGAGCACCAGCAGAAGTTGTAGTAGCACCAGAAAGTTGAAGACCACTAGAAGCTCCAGAGGCACGAATAGCGTAAAGACCGCCACCAGTTGAATTAACAGCCCCTAAAATAGTAGAGACTGGGTTATCGACTGTTACTGAAGCGCGAGTACCAAGAGGTAAAGGAACGGCAGTGCCTTTTTGTGGAGAAGGTAAACAAGATGTGAAGTAGTCATGTCTTTTGCCACGTCTTTGAAGAGTATAGTCAGCTTCTAAGTCAGGACCATCATCTACGTTTTTAACAATAGAGTCTTGTAAGTTTTGGTCACGAAACCATTCGTTCCAGATGAGATTATAAGCACGAAGAGGTAGGGCATTACAGTCAAGGTCAGCAGTTATTAAGGTAGGAATCCCCATATAGTCGTAGACAGTGCCATTTGCCACGTTATTAACAGGTACGGTTGGAATTAAGAAGTCAGTAGAATCACCGGGGTCAGTTTGTTCGCCATTGAATTTTTGCCAGTTAGTCCAAAGAAGGCGAGAAGGTACGAAGAAGTAGAAGGTGTCAAGATAGAGATTGTCCATAATGGGTTTTAATGGGGTAGAGAGTCGACCGAAGACGTGATCTCTCATGATGAAAGTATCAGCTGGTAGAACTTCGTCAACGAAGATCGGGACGAGATAACCAGCGTCTAAGGTCGTGTGAAGATTTGAGTCGCGTTTGAATTTTGCGCGAGGTATTTCGGCACGTGGAACCGTGGCGAAATGAGTTTGATTTGAAGAATGCATTTTATTTTACTCCTTTAGGTTTTTTCAGCTTACCAGCTGAGATGAAGAGAAGAAGAATTGATTGGATGATGTCGTTAATGACGTTCATGTCGATATTTTCCATATTTCCTCCATGGAAATAGTGGGGAGCATTGTGCTCCCCGTTAGTACTAATTAAGAGGGCAGAGATCTAGGACAGAGCCTAGACGTTTTTTTTCAGTTGAAGCGATGCCAGTTTTTTCATCCCATGAGCCGAGCAAGAAGAGATCATAGTCAGAGGGGAATTTATGGAGCATTGATTGAGGATTTTTTGCTTCAACTTGCACTGAGCGGATGAAGTCTGCAGAAGAGCGAGCGAGAGATAAGCCGAGCATAACTTCGGCTTTAGTATCGTAGATCGCAGTACATACATGTGAGAGAGAGATTTGTTCATTTTGAGTTAGCATTTTTTTTCCTTTGGAAAATGTGATTGTCTGTTTTAAGACGTTTTAAGTAAGCCAAGCGTTCCCCGTCAGGTGTGGGAGCAGCACAGCCTTCGAGGGAGCGATGGAGTTGTTTTGAAACGATAACCTTCGTTTCGTAGGAGGTAGTCAGAGAGGTTTGGTCAGGAGTGGACTGATTAGCCTCACGAGAAATTTTTGTTTTATCAAATTTTAGTTCGTCATTTTTTTTGAGCCATTTATCATAATAAGCAGGTGGGCGTAAGATTTTGTCGCCAACGATACATTGATCGTAATTATAGATGTCAGATGAGTATTTTTCAATCCAGTTTAGTCCAATGGCTGGACGTCGAGACATTCTAGCGAATTCTGGATGGAGTGAAATGATTTCTCCATTAGGGAGGATTTTAGAATAGTGGTTTTCGGCATTTTTACCGTTGATTTTTTTTTGAATGTAGCCAGCTACATAACGGGCGGAATCATATTCGAGATTACCGATTTCCGAGAATCCTTTGTTCCAGAGTTTTTCGAGAGAAGGAGAGCGATAGACCGTGCCCGATTTAGTTTGTCGGTGTGGAACACGATCATGTGAGAAGTCATGTCCAAAGAGGGCGAGGTGATAGTGTGGTCGGGAGAAGTTTTCACCGTATTCGCCACAGTAATAGTAGAGGATTTTTTTTCCATTGAGTTGCTTCCGTAAGCGTTTGAAGAATTTTGTGATGTCATCAGGGGTAAGAGAGCCATCAGTAGGAAGAGTATCGTCAGCATAAGTAAGAGTGAGGAAAGAGTTAGATTCATGGAGTGAAGCCTCATGCATCATGCGTGCAGCCCAGTTTTCTGCACGGTTAAAGCGGCATCCGATACATTGTCCACAAGGAACAGTTATTTTTGATTCGGAGTCCGATTTTTGTTGTTTCCCATTGTAGTTTTTCAGCTTCGGGCTGATTTCAATGGGGGAGTAGCATCTGCTCATGCGTACTTTTAGAGGCGAGTGCCGCCGCGCATAGGAGCGGCTTTAAAGTTTTTTGAGTTGGAGCGAGATGCAGTTTTTTTAAATAGGCGTTTAGAGCCTGATTTAGATAGTTTTTGGCGGAAAGCCATTTTGTTTTCCTTTTGTTTGACACCAAGCGAGGTGTCAGTTGGAACAGTTATAACAAGTAAGGTAGCTGTTCCAATAGGTTAAGTCAAGGTTGAGTAAGGTTTGCCTTAAGATAGCTAACGCCCTGCGGTTGTTGGGTCGGATCGTTTGCTGTGCAAGCCAATCCCGACCTTGTAATTTGATAGATCGGAGATTTTTTATTTAATTTCCTTTAAGGGGAAATAAGAAGAGCCCCTTTCGGGGCTCAGTTTGGCGAGGAAGCATTATTGGGCAGGGGTAGCTAGGGGAGCAGAGGGAGCCTGAGTTGTCGTCGTTTTATCGTCGTTTTGGGCGGCTTGAGGTTGCTCCCTTTTTGCTACTAAGCCAAGTTTTTCAGCTTCGTCGCGATTTGAGTCATCATGGATGAACTCGAGTAATTTTGTTGGGTTATTCGCAAAGCGTTTGCGAATTTCAGATGGTAGTGCGTCAAAAGAGTCTAAAGCATCTTTGACGATATTGAGATTAGTTTGAAAGTCGTTATATTGAGAGAAGTCTCCGTAAGAGCCTTGGTTTTGTTTAGTATGAGTAATCATACCAGTTTTTTCATACTTTTTAAGAATGAGATTTACGTCGCATTGCTCCTTGAAGTGTTGTTGGGTTTTAGAGGGTAGATCAGATTTGTAAGTTACACGGATACGTTTAGACATTTTAGTTTCCTTTTATGTGTTGTTTAAGATTTTGAGAGGGAGAAGAAAGCACTTTTTCATACCAAGGTTTTTCATATTGAAGAGTTTTTGGATTTACCTTAGGTTTAGCAGTGTTTTTTAAGACGTTGTTAGAAATGCGCTCAAGAGTAGAGATACCTTTATTAGCCATTTCAGCGGCAGAGGATTTTACGCCACCGAGAGTAGCTTGTTGAGACATTAATTTTCGTCTTAAAGGACCATCTTTTATAGAGTCGATGGTTTTAGCAGTTTCAGC